TCGTACAAAGGAAAAATTCTTAAAATCTCACATGAATGGGGGGTGGTAGTAAAAATGGCAGCAAACTTTCAGACTCAGGAATACCTGGAATCAGAATCATACGAAGAAATAAAGACAGACCTTCTTTGCCAATTGGCACAGGAATGGATATCAAATAAGTATTATATCGATCTAGTTAACGATTATATGGATCTTTGGGTTACGAAATCCCTATTAGTCGATGACATTCAAGAGCGCGGCGTGTCGATAACATACGACAATGGAGGCGGACAAACAGGCTCCAAGAAAAACGACAGCATTGAACAGCGAATTAAGGTTAGCGTACAGATGTTGAAGATCCTAGATTCGCTAGATATAAAACCGTCAAGACAGGGCGGCGATAAGGATGACGGAGAAATGTAATTATCATCCATACATTGATTCATACATGGACGATATTCGCAATGAGGTAATTCCATCATCAAAAGAAATTAAACAGGCAATGGATTATGTCGAGTCAAAACTAAACGATCCAGACGTGTTTATTGATAGCACTGCAATTGAAAAAGGCGTAGAGCTCATGGAAAGGTATTTTGAATTCAAACTACTCGACTGGGAGCTCTTTGTTTTTGCCTTGATCCATTGCTTTTATAAATCAAACGACACAGTTGTCTTCGACGAATTCCTAATTGTGATGGGCAGAGGGAACGGAAAGAATGGTTTCATATCTCCGGTGGCATGGTATCTAACTACTCACTACCACGGAGTGAAGGCATACAACGTTGATATCATAGCCAACAGTGAGGACCAGGCTGGAACGTCGTTTGGCGATGTCTACGAAATGCTTGATAGAACATGGGTGAAGTCGAAGAAGTTCTTTTATAAGTCAAAGGAAAAGATCGTAAACCTAAAGACGAATTCCTATATAAAGTTCAATACCTCAAACGCCAGGACAAAAGACGGTAAGAGAACAGCTTGCTTGATCTTTGATGAGATCCATGAATACGAGAATTATAAAATGATTAGCGTGTTTACTTCCGGTTTCGGTAAGAAAAAGCACTCAAGGACGTTCTATATCACAACTCAAGGCCACATAAGGCAGGGCGTTATTGACGATAAGTTGGCACTCTCCAAGGATGTCCTAAACGGTACGATTAAAGAGTTGGGGTTATTACCCTTGATCTACAAAATAGACGAAGAGAAGGAAGCCTTAGAGCCTGAAATGTGGCATAAGGCAAATCCTTCTCTTCGCTTTTTTGCTGAACTTCAAAAGGAAATGAACAAAGAGTTTATTCAATTGAAGTACGAGCCACATATTGAGCAGGAATTTTACACCAAGCGCATGAACTGGCCCAAGGGAAACAAAGAGCTGATAGTCTCCGAATGGGAAAACATTATCGCCACTAATCAAGAGCTTCCAGATATGGAAGGATGGGATTGTACAGTCGGCATCGACTACGCTTCAATCAATGATATGGCGAGTATTAATTTCCACTTTAAAAAGGATGGCAAACGCTATGATATATCGCACGCTTGGTTGTGTCTTAACTCTGGCGACTTAAAGCGAATACAGGCGCCGTGGAGGACTTGGGCGGACGAAGGATGCTTGACGTTAGTAGATGACAAGGAGATCAACCCTGACCTATTGACCGACTACATCCAAGAGTTAGGCGCTAAATACAACATTATTGGATTAGCGTTAGATAATTACAGGTATTCGCTCCTATCGTCATCGTTGAAAAAGATTGGGTTCGACGCAAAGGAAAGTAAAAACGTCTACCTTGTAAGACCCAGTGATATTATGAAAATTGTTCCTGTGATTGGAAGCTATTTCACTAATAAACTTTTTGTTTGGGGAGATAACCCGCCACTACGTTGGGCTTGCAATAATACGAAACTTCTTAAAGCTGGAAAAAGAGAAGGAACAGACACGGGCAATTATTACTATGGCAAGATTGAGAGCAAGACCAGAAAAACAGATAGTTTTATGGCTCTTGTGGCATCAATTGTAATCGAGGAAAGAATGGGCGATGAAGAAGAAGTAGTCGCAGACATGCCGGTTTATTCGTATTAGAGAGGGGGTGAACGAAATAGGGTTATTAACTTACATCCGAGACTTTATGACTGGCGGAATAGTAACCGCAACACCGGTGACAGACGAAGAACTCTATGCCATCGTCGCAGAAATCCAAATTCGTGAACTCGCTTTTTGGTCATGTGTCAACATGGTGGCCAACTCCGTTAGCAAGTGCGAACTTAAAACCTTTGCAAATGGAAAAGAAGTCAAGGGAAAAGAATACTACCTATGGAATATCTCACCCAACAAGAATCAAAACTCCACCGCATTTATGCACAAGCTAATATCCCAACTTTACCTTCATAACGAGTGTTTAGTCATTGAGGAAAACGACCAACTCCTTATTGCCGATTCCTTCCAACAAACAGAATACGCATTAATTGACAATGTCTTCGAGGGCGTTACCGTTGGAAATTACACGTTTGGAACTAAATACAGAATGAGTGATGTGATGTATTTCAAACTGTCTGAGAAGGATATGCGACAAGTAACTAATGGTATTTATGAGAGTTATGGAAAGCTCATCACCTATGGTATGACGGCCTATCAGAAATCTCGTGGTAGTCGTGGGATACTGAACTATGAAACCATAGCACAAGGTAACGAGAAGGCGAAGGAAGCCTTTGACGATCTAATGAATAATAGGTTCAAAAAGTTCTTCACGGCAGAGAATGCCGTATTGCCATTACCGAAGGGCTACACTTACAGCGACACTGGATCAAAGACCTACAGCAACGAAGGAACCAGAGACATCCGCTCTATGGTGGACGATATAAGCGACTTCACAGCCAAGGGATTTGGCATTCCACCAGCATTGGCGAAGGGTGATATTGCGGGTATCAAAGATGCTATGGTTACTTACCTAACGTTCTGTGTCGATCCCTTGGTTGATAATATTGCTGAAGAGATCAACCGAAAGAGAAATGGTTATTCTGGATTCGTTCAAGGGAATTACTTGAAGATTGATACCAAGTCGATCCTTCATGTGGACCTTCTGAGTGTATCGACCGCCATCGATAAGCTGATTGCAAGCGGAGCATTCACGATCAACGACATCCGCAAGCTTGTCAACGAGGAACCAATTAACGAAGAGTACGCAAATACTCACTTTTTGACAAAAAACTACAGTTCTATTGATGATGTCCTGAACGCTTTGAACACTGGAACAACAGTGTAATTGAAAGGAGGTGAGAATGTGAAACAAATGTGGGAATTAAAACAATCCGCGCAGCCGGACACTCTGGATATGTTTGTCTATGGAACAATCGAGGACATGAAGCTTGATTATGAAAATTGGACAATAACCCAATCGGAGAACTCTGCCAAGCATTTCAAAGAGGAGTTAGTAAAACATCCTGACGTAAAACAAATCAATGTCTTTACTAATAGCCTGGGTGGTTATGTGGTTGAAGCTATGGCGATTAGAAACCAACTCAAGCGACATCCGGCCAACGTCACAGGATACGTAGATGGATTCGCGGCGAGTGCTGCCTCATTCCTCCTGACAGGATGCGATCAAGTCAAGATGTACTCCAATACAATGCAAATGTTGCATAACGCCTTAAACGGAGTTGTGGGAAATGCAAAAGAACTTCGCAAGGGTGCAGATGATCTAGATGCAATTATGACCGGAAACAGAAAGGCTTATCTTGAGAAATCAGGAGGAAAGTTGACTGAAGAAAAACTGATAGAAATATTGGATAACGAATCATGGCTGAATGCCGAGCAATGCCTTGAATACGGTTTGTGCGATGAAATAATTGCGGAGGAAAAAGACCTGACTATGGCTAAACAAATGCTCCAAAAGATGAATGTATCAATTGAGCAACAAATTAGTTATAGCAAATTCCTTTCTGCACAGCTTCGACAATTAGCAGAACCGATCCCGGATCCAACTCCTGATCCTGAACCTATCCCGGATCCAACTCCAACACCAGAGCCAGAGCAAAACAAAACACAAAAATTAATGGCGGCATTGTTCCGTTAAAAGAAGGAGAAATGTTAAATGAAAAACGCAGACACTTTACAAGCCGAGAAAACCGCAATCATGCAAGCAATTAGCCAAGCAATGAAGGATGGCAACGAAGAAGCATTTGCCAAAGCCTTCACAGATTTTCAAATGAACATCCAAGAATCAGTAATGGCCGAAGCACAGTTAATGGTCCAATCCGCAGACAGCACAGTCCTTGCATCCCGTGGAGTTAGGCAGCTAACCTCTGAGGAAAACAAATACTATCAGGGCGTTATCGAAGCAATGCGCTCGAACAGCCCGAAACAAGCCCTTGCTGACCTTACGGTTGTAATGCCAATCACCACGATTGACGCTGTATTTGATGACCTTATGGCGACACATCCTCTCTTAAACGTCATCAACTTCCAAAACACTAGCGGCTTGATTGAATTCATCGTGAATACAAACGCCAAACAGCTCGCAACATGGGGAGTATTGACCGGCACAATCGTTACCGAGCTCACCAGTGGATTCAAGAAAATCAACTTATCCCTGATGAAACTGTCTGCGTTCTTGCCTGTCGCTAAATCGATGCTGGATCTTGGTCCTGCGTGGCTTGATCGTTATGTTCGTGCGATCCTATCTGAAGCAATCGCCTTTGGCCTTGAGGCTGCAATCATCAACGGAACTGGTAAGGATATGCCGATCGGCATGAATCGCCAAGTGCAGGACGATGTTGTTGTAACTGCTGGAGTTTATCCGCTCAAGGCAACAGTGGCCGTCACTGGCCTTGATCCTGTTTCCTACGGCGCTTTACTTGCTGGCATGGCTGTAGATGCAAAAGGAAACGCTCGCGTTGTTAACGGTGTGGTTATGATTGTCAACCCTGCTGATTATTTGACTAAAGTAGTGCCAGCAACCACGGTTAAGGATGCAAACGGACAATATGTAAACAATGTTTTCGCCTTCCCAACTACGGTTATCCAATCCGTAGAAATGCCAGCCGGTAAAGCTATCTTCGGCCTTGCTAATCGCTATTTTATGGGAGTTGGAACGGCTAAAAGTGGTAAGATCGAGTATTCAGATGATTACAAATTCCTCGAAGATGAGCGCATTTATCTCGTTAAGCTGTACGGCTATGGTATGCCCTTGGATAACACAGCCTTTGTCTATGCCGATATTAGCGGCCTAGTCCCAACAATTCAAACGGTTTACAACATTCCGGTAGTGTAATATGAAAGTCTTAGTTTTGAAGACCTTCATCGACAAGATTAACGACATCCTATACAAGCCGGGGGATGAAATTGAAGTATCAAAAAAGCGGTGCGATGAAATAAATCGTACCGCTTCTTTCGTCGAAGAAATCAAGAAAAGTAAAAAGTAGGTGTGCAAATGACACCAGGAGAACTGCTTGAACCTGTCCGTAATTACCTAGATATCACATGGGCGGACAGTGAGACTGACGTAAAACTTACCGGAATAATTGGCAGGGGAATTGCTCGATTAAATAACCTCGCAGGGGTTGATCTTGATTACTCAATCGAGGACTTACCGCGCGCCTTGCTGATGGATTATTGCTTTTATGCAAGGGCAAATGCTCTTGATGAGTTCGAGAAAAACTATCTGCCCATGCTTCTATCTCTCCAGCAAAGGGAGGAGGTAAAGGCCTATGTTATCTCACAAATACCAATCGTTTGAGGATGGGGTAGTCAGTATCTACAAAGTTGGAGATGTTGCACTCCCGGGCGATATGCCCAGTGAGGGGTTGATCCTAAAAAACTCTCTCAGGTATAAAGAACGAACCGTAGGGATGGGTAGGTTCTACTCGGCAATGCAAAATAACATCAAGGTTGACTCCGTGATCCGGTGCCCAGAAGTCAGAGGGTTGTCAGAAAAGGCCACAGACATCCTGGTAGCAATTCTGATCGATGGACAGCAATACAAGGTTATGCAAATCCAGTATATTGAAGACGCTCATCCACCCAGTATGGATCTGACACTCGAAAGGCTAGGTGAACCTTATGCAACTAGCTGATATTAAAACAGCCCTGCTAACAGTCACTAGCAACGTCAGAAAGTTTGATGGCACAGGAATGCCAACACCGTACATTGTGTGGTCTGAGGATGGGCAGGAAGCCTCAGTGTGGGCAAATGGCAGGATGCAAGCGCAGGCCATCACTGGGACCATTGATTACTTCACTCTGCTTGATAATGATCCGAATTGTAAAAAAATACAGGATGCTTTAAACGATGCCGGGATATCCTTTAGGCTTGAATCGGTTCAATACGAACCAGACACCAAGAAAATACACCATGAATGGGTGTGGTCTATTTGGCTCGCATGACATTTATGGCCGGTGACGAGTTTGCACTTGCACTCTCGCGCCTTTCCACACAATCCGACGAGATAGCGAAGAAGGCTATTTACGAGGGTGCAAAGGTAGTGGCCGACAAGATAAAAAGCAATCTTGAGGGGATATTGTCCTCGGAGGCAAGCGGTGATATGCTGGCCTCTTTTGGTGTTACCCCAATCGAACGAGATAGCGATGGTAACTGGAACACGAAGCTTGGATTTGATGGTTATGACAGTAAAGGTGTGCCGAACCAACTCAAGGCCAGAGTCCTAGAAAGTGGATCTTCCAAACAACAGAAAAAACCATTCATGCGACCGGCAGTAAATGCAACCAAGAGAGCTGCGGTTGAAAAAATGGGCCGGGTTATCAACGAAGAGATCCAAAGACTAAGTTTGTAGGAGGTTAAACTATGCCGGAAATTGTAAACAGCGCGACCACAGGAATAAAAAAGCTAGTGTACGCGATCATGACGGATGAGGTGCTAGAGACTTACGGGACTGTAAAAACTGCACCTCCACTTATCAATATTAAAGTAGCACCAAAAGTGGACAGCGCCACGTTGTACGCTGATAATCGAGCGGTGGAAACAGCTACAAGTGTAGGTGATATCGCAATTGATATCGAGACACAGGATATGCCACTAGAGGTGCAAGCTGACTTCCTAGGGCATGTGCTCGATCCGATTACAGGTACATTGACATACAACGTCAGTGACCAGGCTCCTTACCTAGCGCTTGGCTACCAACGGACAAAGGGAAACGGTAAGAGTAGATATGTTTGGCTGTTTAAAGTGAAGTTTCAGGAAATAGCTGAAGAGGGTAAAACTGCAGAGGATAAAGTTGCATTTCAAACCCCGAAAATATCCGGACTCGCCATTGCCAATATAAATGGGGACTGGAAGAAAGTCGCCGATGAAAACTCTGGGACAACTCCTGTTACTGAAACCTTCCTTGCGACTGTACCGGGAACCGTATAATTAAACCGAGGGTGGAAACACCCTCTTTTTATTTAAAGAAATGAGGAATCATTAATGGAATTAAAACTTGAATTTGTAACCGGCCAAGACGAAAACGGTGAAGACGTTGTTGAGGTAAGAACTTTCACAACTGGAAAAATGAAATCGAGGCTCGTAGTGGCAGCGCTTGAGGTAAGGCAAGAAATTAATTCTACAGACTTTGGGCCAGATAGTGTTCATAAACTTGCTGAATTCGTGTGCAAGGTTTATAAGAATAAATTCACGCGGGACCAATTATACGATGGGCTTGACTCCGAACAGTTACTACCGACATTAAAGAAGACCATGGAAGGTGCAATAAGCGGTGTAACGAACAGACTGGACACGTTTCCCCGCCAGTAATGGAACGGGCGAAACACTTACAATGAATGACTGGATAAAGGAAATGTATTTAGGATTGCTAAATAAAGGTTGGACGCTTAACGACATCGACGAGATGGATATATACCTCTATCTTGACTTATTAAGCTACGAAGCAAATAAGGTAATCAGAAAACAATCAAACGCGCTTGATGACGCAGGGTTGTAGAAGGGGGATACAACCATGGCAGAAACTTCTATAGGTCCACGCATAGCTGTTACAGGGGAACAAGAGTTTAAATCGGCAATGTCTAGCATTAACAATGAATTCAAGCTTCTCGGGTCAGAAATGAAACTTGCAGTATCACAATTCGATAAAAACGACAAATCAACAAAAGCCCTCACTGCTCAAAACCAAGTTCTCGGCAAAGAGATGGATGCCCAAAAAGGTAAAATCTCACTCCTAACTGCTCAGTATGACAAACAAAATGACAAACTTTCTACCTTACAAGCAAGTCTTGAGGCGACAAAAGCGGCGTTTGCGGCCGATTCAGCTGAGGTGGCACAAGCGCAAAGGGCATACGATCGGCAAAATAACGCTGTAATCGCCTTACGAACTCAGCTTAATGGAGCTACCGCTGGATTAAACAACATGGAAAGAGCGTTGGAAAGTAATAATCAGGCGATTAGCGATAATTCAGAGAACATGGGCGAGTTTGGTGAAAAGGTGAAGGCAATGGGAGCTGCGGTTGCTGTTGGATTCGCTGCTATTGGCGCAGCATTTCTCGGGGCGGTTGTTGCTGGGGTTACGATGTCTGACGATCTAACTAAAGCATTGAACGGATTACAGGCAAGTACGGGTGTAGCAGACGAACAGATGGCCGGCATGGAAGAGACCATGTTGGATATTTACAATAACAATTTCGGTGAGAGTTTTGAGGATATCGGGGCAGCTATGACAAGCGTCTCGCAGCAAACAGGACTACTTGGGGTAGAGCTGCAGGTGGCTACCGAGAGCGCCTTGGCTATGCGAGATACCTTCGGCATGGATGTTGTGGAATCAATTCGTTCGGTTGACATGATGATGAAACAATTTGGGATGACAAGCGATGAAGCTTACAATTTGATTGCTCAAGGTGCTCAATGGGGACTGGATAAAAACGGGAACCTTCTAGATTCTATTAACGAGTATAGCGTTCACTTCGAACAGCTTGGATTCGACGGCGAAGAAATGTTTAATATGATGGCCAACGGAGCGGCCAGTGGCGTTTTTGATGTGGATAAACTTGGGGATGCCATGAAAGAATTTGGTATCAGGTCAAAAGATGCCAGTGACGGATCAGCGGCGGCATTTAAAGCTTTAGGACTAGACGCGACATTAATGACTGCGGCGTTTTCCGAAGGTGGAGATAAGTCGAAGACGGCGTTTGACAAAACTACCGCAGCCCTTCTTGCTATGGATGATAAGGTAGCTCAAAATATGACAGGGGTAGCTTTATTTGGCACACAGTGGGAAGACGTCGGGATCAAAGGCATCGCAGCATTAACGAATACTCAAGGGGAAATATCAAACACCGTGGACGCTCTTGGTAAAATAAATGAAGTGAAATACAATGATTTCGGTTCTGCAATTGAAGGTATCAAACGACAATTATTGACCGGGCTAGTATTGCCGTTAGGGCAAGAAGTCTTGCCTAAGTTAAACGAGTTCAGTAATGAGCTTAAACAAAATATTCCAAAGATTATTGAGGACGTAAAGCCGGTAATAAACGGATTAGTGAATTCTTTCAAATTCCTAGCTGATAATATTGGAATTATCGTCCCTGTTTTATCGTCAGTAGTGGCTGGGTTCGCAGCATTCAAGGTTATTACTGGAATCGCTTCCGTGGTTAGCTTATTTAGTGGGGCGATGGCAGTCGCTACAGCTGGAGCCGTAGCAGCGACACCTGTTGTTGGGCTATTGGCGGGGGCATTTACATTGTTGACTGGACCGGTTGGGCTAGGGGTTGCAGCTGCAGCACTGTTTGCGGGCGGAGCTGTCCTATTGTCCAATAAACTTAAACA